GTCACAGGCAACGCCTGGGTCGTTTCCCCGCTTTATATACAGGGCAGCTTCCACAGTCTGAATGCCTGCAAGAGTGGCTGGATTGCAATTGGTTGTCAGTGTCATCCCATTGACTGGTGGCTTGAGAACGGCGAAAGACTAGCCATAGACGAAGGTTACACAGCCGAACAGATTGCCGAGTATCGCGCCTATGTTGAGCTCTTCGTTACGCTCAGAGATACCCCTGGAGTTGCCGGAAGCGGAGAAGGCGTGTCTGATGCTAAAGCCAGTTCAGGATCGGCTGATGGGAGTGAATCTGATGATTCAGCGGACTGACAAGGAAGCCATCTGCTTGCGCAAACACTGTTCCAGCTGCCCGTGCAGTGAGTGGTGCCAGATGCGGCGTCCACAGGTAGGTTCGGCGGCAGGAATGAGCGCTGTGGATGAGGCTATCCAGAGGAGCATTGATCGCAGGCGCGAGCGACGGATAGAGCGCGGCAGGAAGGTTGATACAGCGGTCAATGTGGGGTTCCTGCTCCTCATCACCGGGATGGTCTACGGGTCGATATGGTTGATCGGTGACTGGGCTCAGGGGAGGTGAGAGACATAGACGATATCAAGGTCAACACTTCGAAGAGGTTTGAGCCTGCGAACGTTACAGCGCTCACAGGCTTCAATAGTTTCCTACGGAAAATCACGAAAGGGTGAATCAGATGAATGATAGCACGGTTTCAGATGCGGTGCAAGTTCCGGTAACCCAAACAGTTGCACAAGAGGTGGGAGCCTCAAAAGTGTTACTAGAAAACCTGATGATCGAACTTGCCCGTGCCAGGCGTGAAGCAGCTGACGCAAAATCCGATGTCAACATGCTCTTCGAACAGGTCCGAGAGGACCATCCCGAGCTGTTCGACGCTCAAAAGAAAGCCGACGAAGAGCTTGCCAAGGTTGAGGGACTTATGCGCGAAGCGCTGCTTGAGCGCTACAAGGCTACAGGCGACAAAAAGCCCGTCGCAGGCGGTGAAGTCAAGATATTCAACGTCTACGACTACGATGCTGGAGAAGCTCTTATCTGGGCTGTTGACCACAGGATGGCTCTCCAGCTCGACAAGACTGCGTTCAACGGAATCTGCAAGAACGACTCCACGCGGCCCCCATTTGTAGCGGCAAGAGAGGAACCGCGCGCGCAGATCGCAACCGACCTTTCCAAGTTCTACGGCGTCGAAGTTGCATCCGAGGTGCAGTGATGGAACTCTGTGAAGCAATCCAGTTCACGAACCAGACCATCGGCGGGGCCGCTTCCATCAAGTTCCCGAGCTTCACCGGATGCCCCGCGTGTGGAGGTATCACCGGATTTGTGATAACCGACGAGCAGGGCAACCAGACGATAGTCAAGGATGCGGAACTGGCCGCAAAGGTTGAGCTCGTCAAGCTCGGTTACAACCTTGCATGGAACCATCAGGCAGCAGCGCGTGGAAGCTTCGCAGGATTTGACGGGCACGAGGCGCGCCCTGACAGCTGGCAGTGTGTGGAGGAATCGAAGCCCTGCACCTGCCCGGTTGCTGTGCAGGTGCGGAAGGAGGCGGCATAGCTATGGGACTGCTGCCTACCGAGAAGACACCTATCAAGCGGGACATACGGGATTTCTCAATCTTGCTCTACGGCGAAAACAAGATCGGAAAGAGCACGTGGGCATCACAAGCCGAAGGTGCGATATTCATATCCACCGAGCCGGGGTTGAACAGTCTCGAAGTATTTCAAGTGCCCTGCCACACATGGTCTACGTTCCTTGAATTGTGTGTAGAGATCAAACAAGGAGACCATCACTATCGCACGGTGGTTATTGACACGATTGATAACCTCTACCGGATGTGTCTAGAACACACCTGCAAGCAGTTCAACGTCAAGACTCCGAGCGAAGGAGATTCGACAGACATCTACGGCACAACCAACAAGCTCCTGAATCGTATGTTGACCGGGCTGGCGCTACTGCCCTATGGGCTGATACTGATCAGTCACGCGAAAGAGAAACAGGTCAAAACGCGGCTGGGAAAGGTGCCGAAAATTACCCCCACGCTCAGCGATGGCGCTACCCGTGTAGTTATGGATTTGGTTGACTTCATTCTCTATGCGGGTCTTGAGGACGTGACTGACAACGAAACCGGTGCAATAGTCGGAACAGAAAGAGTGATTCACTGTCAACCCACGACTATCTACGAAGCGGGTAACCGTTCTCAGTTCGCGATTCCCGACCCGCTTCCGCTTGACTACCACGCATTTGCTGCCGCGCTTGCGGCAGGACTGGGCGCGAAAGATGCGCCCGCAAAAACTACAAGGACAGGTGAGAAGAAATGACGACAGCAGTGAACGTTGCCGATCTACGAGGGCTTGACGATCCGTTCCGGGATGAACCTATACCCGCTGGCGGTGGCGGGGTTCCCCCCGGCGAATATCGAATCAAGCTCTACAGTCTAAACTTGGGCTATTCCAAGGCGGGGGATCTGATGCTCTCCCAGGAGTGGCACGTGGTAGGCGGTCAGTATGACGGGTGGAAGGTTTTCCGCAACAATATGCTGACCACGAACCAGAACCTGGGCTACCTGAAGAAGGATCTCAAGACTATGGGCGTCAACGTCGATGATGCCCGGTTCAAGCTCTCCTCGTTCCTCGACAAGAACCTGAATAAGCTCCTCGATGTGGAATGCATCGCAACCGTCGTTCTGCAGAAGAACGACCCGACCAAGACCAACTGTTACCTCAAGAGCCTCGCGTCAGCGGATATGGCAGAGGAAGCGGCTGCCGCCGCAGGCGGCGACGAGGGCGACTTCGACCCCTTTGCTGAGGAATAGGCGGCGGCGCTGCCTTCTGTAACGCTCACATCGCTTGCGTTACTTGCATCCCTGCCGGAAAAGCGCCTCTTTCCGGCAGGGAATCCCAGAGGCGCTTTTTTCGTGACTCGTAAGCGGGCAGGCTGGAGGAGGAAATGAGAATCAGATACGGGGGTTACTGGCTTCCGGAGTGCGACAAGTGCGCGAACAAGGGCAACGATGAGAAGTGCCCGGCCAAACTGCCCTGGGTTTGGGTGGATAGTCCCGGCGCAAGGCCAAACGGAGTATGCAGGGCCATTGTTACTGTCAAGTCACTCATCGCGAGAATGGAAGGGCTATCAAAATGCGCGTAGTGATCGATACGCGCGAACAGCGCCCCTACTCGTTCGAAGAGTTCGACTGCGAGCGCCGCGCTCTTCCTGCTGGCGACTACTCACTCGCCGGGCTTGAGGAAAGCTTCGCAATCGAGCGCAAGAGTGTGCAAGACCTCATCCACACAGTGCTTCGCGGGCGGCGACGGTTCACCAGAGAGCTACAGAAGCTGCAATCATACCAGTTCGCTGCGGTAGTGATCGAAGGGAGCCTTGAGGATATCCTCTCAGGCACTTACACGTCAGACATAGCGCCAGCGGCGCTACTTGGAATCATCGTCGGCATTATGCAGGCTTACCATCCCGTGCACGTGGTCTTCGCCCACGACAGAGGGCACGCACATGCGCTTGTGACACAGATGCTAAAGCAAGGGGATAAATACTATGGAAGTCGCTCTTGAGCAACGAGATCGGGCAGGCGAAACCGAGATCACCGGGCGCGTGTCCCACCTATACTACGATTCAGACGCGTTCAGCGCGGGGGTTCTCATTGCAGACAGCGGGCCGCTCCTTGACAGGGACGTGAAGTTCTCTATCAAGTCGCGGGTGCAGCGTGATGAGCAGATCATCCTGCACGGCAACTGGACCCGTCATCCGAAGTTTGGGCCGCAGTTTGAGGCAAGCTGCATCAGCTACCCGGAACCGGAGGCGACCGAAGAAGGACTTGCAAGCTACCTTGCGAACAACCCAGCTTTCAAGGGCATAGGCCCGGCCAAGGCCAAGCTGGTAGCAGCAGAGTGTGGATGTGACTTTGACCGCATCATCCGGGAAGAGCCTCACAGAATTGCACAGGCAGCCAAGCTCACCGAAGGTGTTGTTGCCGCGATAGCGGCAGCCTGGACAGAGCACGCCGACGTAAACGCCATATCAACCTGGCTTGCCGGTTTCGGGCTCACTCATGGCCAGATCAAGAAGATCGCAGAGCGCTACGGTAACCGGGCGCGTGCCGTGCTCGAGGATAACCCTTACGTGCTCTGTGAGGAGATTCACGGCTGGGCATTTGCGCGAACCGACGAGGTTGCACAGAAGATCGGAGTGCCGAAGGACCATCCCGGCCGCATCCGCGCTTGCTTGCTTGACTTGCTTTGCAAACAGGCTGATGAAAGCGGCCACACGTGGATACTTCGAAGCGACCTGGTTAAGCTTGCGATGGCAAAGCTCTGCCTTGACAGCCTGCAGGCAGACGGCTTCATCCGGTGCGAGTTGCAGGTGTTATGTGATGACAATGTTCCGCAAGTGATAGCCATCGAGGATGAAACCGATGGCACAGTGCGCATCGCCCTTCGCGATCTCTACCGCAAAGAGCAGGATATCATCAACTGGCTTGCCTCCGGCAAGAAGGAATCGCTTCGCGAAGACTCGGAAATAGAGCAGGCAATTGCATCCTCAGTCGGCTCTCAGCCGACTGACTCCCAACGCGCCGCAATAGCGATGGTGCTGCGAAGCAGAGTATCCATAATCTCAGGCGCGGCGGGAACCGGCAAGAGCTTCACCATCGCGGCGGCACGCCGCGTTTTCACCAATATGGGTCTTGAGGTCGCGATGTGTGCCCCAACGGGCAAAGCCGCAAAGCGAATGAGCCAGCACGCGGGCGGAGCGACCGCACAGACTATCCACAGGCTGCTTGAGTATAGCCCGTTTGAAGGGCGGTTCATCTACGACGCCGACAACCAACTTCCACACTCGCTTGTGATCGTGGATGAGGTCAGCATGTGCGATATCAGGCTACTCTGGAGTCTGATGAGTGCCATCGATTTCTCGAAAACGCAACTGCTGATGGTGGGCGACCATAACCAGCTTCCGCCGATCGGCGCGGGGAACACGCTTCGCGATGCTCTTACGAACAGGACCGTGCCTTTCCATATTTTGGATGTTTGCCACCGCGCAGCGGGGGCGCTTGCCCAGAACTGTAACAAGGTCCTAGATGGGGACGTTCCCAAATCTACCCCTACGCTCCCTGCAGGGGGGCGTGAATGGTGGCTCATCGACAACATGGAAGATCCTGAGCTAGTCCTCGAAAGTTTGCGGATGCTGATGCGCGAGCAGTTCGCCAAGTGGGGGTTTCATCCGGCAAACGAGTGCCAGATCATCACTCCTCAGAACAAGGGACCTCTCGGGGTTATTCGAATCAACGCCGAGATGCAGCGCATATGGCAGGATGCTCAGGGGCGCAAGCTTCCGCCCGTTCCTGCTGAAGAGAAGGCCATTCGCACGCGTTTCTACCCCGGCGACAAGGTGATGCAGACGCGTAACAACTACCAGCTCGGAGTGATGAACGGCACGCAGGGCATTGTCGTTGACGTGACTGACGGCATTGGGAAGGACCCCGGCCATATCATCATACAGTTTGATGATATGCCACTGCCTACGGCAGTGGAGGTCGGGAGCGACGAAGCGAAGGATATCGTGCTCGCTTACGCGATCACTTGCCACAAAGCACAAGGGTCTGAGTGGCCCTGCGTGGTGAGCATCGTTCACAAGCAGCATACCTATATGCTTTCACGAAACATCGTATACACCGCGGTCACTCGAGCGCGCAAAACAAGCGTTGTGCTTGGGGATAAGCTCGGCATCCGCCGAGCTATGGGAGCAACCGCGGCGGCTAAGAGGCGGACTTGGATGGGGATGGAGCAATGAATAGTTACAGCGAGTTTTTGAACAGCAAGACAACCGATCTCAAGCCTGTCGGCTTCGAAGTTGCTGACGATCTGATCAACCCGATGCTCTTTGACTATCAGAGAGCAATCGTCAAATGGGCTGTCAATCGTGGGCGGGCGGCGCTCTTTACAGCGACAGGGACCGGCAAGACGTTTATGCAGGCTGAATGGGGCCGCATTATCGGCGAGCACACAAAGGGGCGCGGGCTTATCCTTGCTCCGCTTGCAGTCGCTACTCAGACAGTCAGAGAGGTGGAAAAGCTCGACATCACCATCACTCATTGCCGAAGTGGAGAAGACGTAGGCGACGGACTGAACATCACCAACTATGAGATGCTTCACAAGTTCAACGCGTCGGACTTTAGTTACATCATCCTTGACGAGTCAAGCATCCTGAAAGCGTTTTCGGGCAAGATGCGGGCGGCTATCACTGAGTTTGCCAAGAACATACCTTACCGGCTTGCCTGCACTGCGACGCCGGCACCCAACGATCTTATCGAGATCATCAACCACGCAGAGTTCCTCGATATTATGCGCGGCAAGGAGATCATAGCGCTCTACTTCAAACAGGACGGGAACACCACGCACGCGTGGAGACTCAAACGCCACGCGGTGAGCGATTTCTACAAGTGGCTTGCGACCTGGAGCGTTGCGCTCAGGCGTCCTTCCGATCTCGGATTCTCCGATAAAGGGTTCATCCGCCCGCCGGTCAACTGGCAGCAGGTGACAGTTGAACTCACTGAAGCCACCAGTGACCGGCTGTTTCACGTCGAGGCCCGGACTATGAGTGAGAGGCTTTCAGCCCGCAGGAATTCCACCAAAGACCGCGTGCAGGCCTGTGCTGACCTGGTAAACGGCTCTAATGACTGCTGGGTCCTTTGGTGCAACCTGAACGTTGAAAGCGCGGCGCTTGCCAAAACGATACCGGGCGCGGTTGAGATCGTCGGAAATGAGACTGTCGACGCAAAGGAGCGGAAACTTGTTGACTTTGCTGAGGGCAACATCCGAGTGCTTGTCACCAAGCCATCAATCGCTGGATACGGGCTTAACTGGCAGCACTGCCACAATACAGCTTACGTCGGGCTCTCTGATTCGTTTGAGGATCTTCACCAGTCGATCAGCAGGTTTGACCGCTATGGGCAAAAGGAGCAAGTGAACGCCTACATTATCACGGCAGAAACCGAAGGCGCGGTTATCGACAATATCAACCGAAAGCGGAGGCAGTTTGAAGAAATGATGGATGGACTTGTGGAGCATATGCAGGGCTTGCAGCTTGACCGAGCGGCGCGCCAGGAAATGGCTTACGCATCAGATACAGCAACCGGGAAAGATTGGACGCTTCACCTTGGTGACTCGGTTGAGATGATTGACAAGATTCCAACCGAGTCGGTTGATCTCATCATCTACAGTCCGCCATTTCCTGGGATGTATGCCTACTCCAACAGTTCCCGCGATATCGGCAACTGCACAGCAGTAAATGAAATGATCGAACACTACCGGTTCCTGGTCGTAAAGGACAAACTTCTTCGTGTTCTACGTCCTGGACGACTCCACTGTGTTCACCTTATGCAGATCACTGCGATGCAGAGCAGGGACGGCTACATCGGTATCAAGGACTATCGAGGACGGGTCATTCAGATGATGGAGGAAGAAGGTTGGATTTATGCAGGGGAGGTCTGCATAGATAAGAACCCACAGATACAGGCGACGCGCAACAAGGAGCGCGGACTACTTTTCAAGAGTCTTGCCACTGACTCGAGTGTTATGAGAATGGCACTTGCCGACTACCTGCTGTTGTTCCGTAAGCCCGGTGATAACCATACTCCGATTCGAGCGGGCATATCCGAGAAATATAACAATCCAAATGGGTGGATAACGGAATCTGAATGGGTGGAATGGGCTGCGCCTGTCTGGTATAGGCACGCATCGTTTGGGGGAGCGTTCGCTGAAACACAGCCATCATACCCATCGCTGCATATGGAGGCGCTTCAGTATCGCCAAAATGACGACGGTAGCACTGAAACTCTTAGAGGAATCAAGGAAACCGACGTGCTCAACGTCGCGGTAGCCCGCGAACCTGACGATGAGCGCCACCTCTGCCCGCTTCAGCTTGGGGTCATCGAACGCGCCGTCAAGCTCTGGAGCAACCCCGGTGAAACGGTGCTCAGTCCCTTCGCGGGCATCGGCAGTGAAGGTTACCAGTCCATCAGACTTGGCCGCAAGTTCATCGGCATAGAGCTGAAGCGAAGCTACTACGAAACTGCGTGCCGCAATCTGGAGTCCGCCAAGCGCAACAATGGACAGGAGTCACTCTTTGATGAGGTGGCCTGATGATACCCGAGCACCTTGCCGACACCGGCGCATTCACATCGGATCAGAAGCAGCCAAGCTCAGCATCTGCCGATCCGAAAGAGTTCGCCGCTTCAGTGCAACGCACGCGGGGGCAGAAGCAGCTCATCAGCCCGCGGTCTGAAGCAGGCACAGTAAGGTTCACACCAAGACGCAGGCGGCCAGATCACTGGGCGCATTGATTGACACAGGTGGTCAACACGGATGAAACCAAAAGCCACAACACAATGGATGAACATACCGGAGGAGATGCGCGCACGCGCTCAATGGGTCTGCTACTCGCTCGAGCCCGCTGAGGGCTCAGGAGAGCTTACCAAGATCCCGCGCAAACCCTACGGCGGCGCTCGTGCCAAGATAAACGAACCGGACGGATGGGACACCTTCGATGCGGCAGTCGAGGCTTCGCCTCGATATGACGGCGTCGAGTATATGCTGTGGGGCGAAGACCCTTACACGTTCGTCGATCTGGACCACTGCGTGGACGATGCAGGCAAAATCGAAGAGTGGGCGCAAGCCATCATAAACGACTTCGACTCCTATACCGAGTTTTCGCGCTCCGGCGAAGGTATCCATATCATCTGCCAGGGCAAGAAGCCGGGCGCGCGTTGCCGGAACATCAAAGAGTTCCCGCAGATTGAGCTTTATGATCACTCACGACCAATCGTGATGACCGGAGACCTTGTGCCGGGCACAAACGGACGTATTCAGCCCGCGGCAAACGAGATTGCCGGGCTCTATGCCAAGCTCTTCCCGTCCGACATCCCGGAAGATGCGGCTGTCGCCGCAGGCGGCAGGAAGCATCGCAAGGGCCGCGTGACACAGAATCAGGTCACCCCGATGACCCTGACCGATGAAGAGCTCATAACCAAGGCGATATCCTCGCCACGGAACGGGGCGGCATTCTGCCTTCTTTGGAACGGCAACATTTCCGAGTATGGCAACGACTGGAGCGCCGCCGACCAGGCACTATGCAATCACCTTGCGTTCTGGACTGCTGGCGACGCCGAACGAATCGACAGGCTGTTCCGGATGTCCGGACTCTACCGTGACAAGTGGGACCGTGACGACTACCGCGAGCGCACGATCACAAAAGCCATACACGACACCAGGAACGCCTACACGGGCCCTCAGCGGGTCGCCCGCGCCCAAGAGACGGGCGTTAACCCCAATACGGGCGAGGTGGACTATATCCCCAACCTTACCCACCTGACGGACCTCGGCAATGCCGAGTATATGATCGACATCTACGGTGCTGAGCTTCGCTTCGATGTAGACGCACGCCAGTGGCTGCACTGGTGTGGAAGTCATTGGCAGTATGATACAACCGGCGAGATAGAGCGCATCGCAAGGGACACCGTGCGCAGCATGTATGACCTCCTGAAGGACATAACCGACCCAGACAAAGCCAAGCAGATGTTCGGTCATATCCGCAAAAGCGAATCCAAACCCCGACTTGAAGCGATGATAGGGCTTGCTCAGTATTGCCCCGGCATACCCGTGCGATCAAGCGAGCTCGATGCCGATCACTGGCTCATCAACTGCCAGAACGGAACCGTAGACCTTCGCACGGGCATGCTGCACGAGCATCGCCAAAGCGATATGATCGCCAAGATGGCACCGATCAACTTTGTGCCGGAGGCACAATGTCCGCGTTTCCTTCAGTTCCTCGACGAGGTATTCGTCGGGGACTCCGACATCGCGAGCTTTGCACAGCGTATGATCGGCTACTGCCTGACAGGCGATACCCGTGAAGAGTCCATATTCATCCTCTACGGGCGCGGGCAGTGCGGCAAATCCAAGTTCGTCGAGATCATCTGCCGCGTGCTCGGGGACTACGTGCGTAACACCCCGGTTACGACCTTCGTTGAGCGCAACGACACGTCAACCGCAGACCTTGCATCACTCGTCGGCAGCCGCCTTGTAACCGCATCGGAAGCCGACGAACACCAGGCGTTCAACGAGCCGCTTCTAAAGCGTATATCAGGCCGCGACCCAGTCACCTGCCGGCATCTCTATAAGAGTTTCTTCACCTACGTGCCGACGTTCAAGGTTGTCTTCTCGACAAACGACGTGCCAAGAATCAGGTCGCAGAGTTTCGCGATGAAGCGGCGCGTCAAGATAGTGCCTTTCAGGCAGCGGTTCTATGATCCTGAAGAGGGCAAGCTTCCGATCAAGGATGATCGGCTGTGGGAGAAATTGACAAGTGAGGTTGAAGGTATCTTTGCCTGGGCCGTGCGGGGCTGTCTGGAATGGCAGAAGAATGGCCTGCAGGTGCCGCCTGCGATTCGTAGGGAGATAAACAGGCTCTTTGACGAACAGGACCCGCTTGCCGAGTTCATCGACCAGAAGTGTGTGCTCGGGTTGGATGAATCTATCGAAGTCAACAAGCTCTGGCGTGAATATCTGGAGTGGTGCTCCATTGAGGTTCGTCGTCCGGCGTTTAAAGCAACACAGTGGTTTTCGAAAAGCCTGACACAGAGGGATGATATCGACCTTGCAAGGGGCACTGGTGGCATCAGAATGCTTCAAGGTATTGCCTTAAGAAATGGTTCAACTGGCAATCTATGGGATGGCTCCACGCTCAATAGTGACGCAAGTGACGCAAATCGGGGTAATTTTGAAAAGTCCCCTCATGTAAGAAATGAATCAGAAGACTTTTCCAAAACAGCCCAAATTGCGTCACTTGCGTCACTCGACAACAAGTTAACAACAGAAGAGGACTTCGCCCAGTGGGCGGAAGACCACGATATGGAGGTATTTTGATGGCTACTGCCTACCTTCCATTTCTGATTGCCCGTGGTATCAAGGTTGAACTGTCAAGTGATGGCACAACGTTTTCAGCGGGGCCGAAAGAGAAGATCACTGAGACTCTGCGCAAGCAGATTGTGCGCTACCGCGCACAAATACTTACCGAGCTCCAACAGATTGCTTCCGGCAAGACTGTTGAATCCATCGTGGATGAAGCCAAGGCCGTCAACAATCTTATGCCTGTCGATCTTGAGGAGCTGCAAAGCACGGCAGACCCCCGGCCCGATTTGGAGAAAGATCATCCATTGTGGGAATTGGTGCTTACTTCGATTCGCGAAGAGAACCCGAAACTGCACGGCCTGCTGTACGGCTTTCGCGCCTGGGGCGCGAGAATAACCAAGGGGTTGAGTGGCCGGTTAGTGATTGATTATACACCAAAGGAGGGATGGGATTCACGAAGCGGTTTTCAGCAGGATTATGAGAAATGGCTCAGGCCATTTGACGATGCACTGATGGGACTACTCAGACGGGTTGAAGTGCCTGGCGGCACTTCCGTTTGATTATACGGTCGGGTATCGGACCCGGCACAGAAGAAGGAGGATTGAGGATTATGGATAGAAAGGTCAAAATCGTAAGACCGGTTACATATGACCCAAGGCCACACAAGAATGAGTATGGTGTAGCGGGGTCTGTTGACTTCAAGCTAACAAACCTGAGTCGGAATAGGCGCGATGACATTAAGAAAAGGCTGGATAATGTGTTTGGTATCATCGAAACCATACTCTTGTCCGACGACAAGGAGGCCGAAACCAATGGCGACTGACATCCTGACCGCGCAGGAGATCGCGGAGATGGGGGAGAGAGCTGATAGAGCTACGGAGGGACCGTGGGAAGTCGCTCCAGACGCACTTGTTCACCGCGTTCGCACTGTTCGTCAATTGCGGGGTAGCAAGCGAGTAACAATTGTATCGGCTGCCGGGGATCAATCACAACCTGTAGAAGCAAATTGTCAGCTCATAGCCAATTCCCGCACCGACATCCCCCGCCTCATCGCCAGCCACGAGGCACTGAGGACGCGGGTGGAGGAGTTGGAGGGGGCACTGAGCAAACTTGGTGGAGTGGCGATGTGCGTCGATGGCTCCAACACCCCTGAGTTTATGGAATATCTGAAGGAAACGATTGCGGATGCGGATAGCATCCTTGCCGCGCACGCAGCACCGAAGGAGAGTGAGCAGAAGTGAACTGCAATAAGTGTGGAAGACCGGTTCCAAAAGCGATAGGAATAGAATGGGCTGGTGTGCCGGTTTTGTGTAGTCGGTGTATGGGTGATACGCCAAAACCTACTATGGCTGTAAAGACAGGTGGAACTATTGGGATGCCTACAGGTAGCTCATCGCACGGCAGGCGAAGCTATGCCGTAGGATACGAACAATAGGAGTGATACCGATGAGTGAGCAGAGCAAGTGTCCGCGTTGCGGATCTGATATGACCTTCAACAATCGCAAAGGATGGAGGCATTGGGGATGTGGGACAGCACAACGCCATTCTGATGGATACGTCCGTCAAAGCTGTTGTTGCAAGGCACGTGAGTTAGAAACGAAGCTCACCGCCGCCGTCGCACGTGCCGAGAGCCTACAGCAGGAGAGGGACGCGGCGACTGCTGAGGCGGCGGTGCTGAGGGAGGCTTTGAGTGGCTTAGCTGATGTGGAGGTAATGGATGGGCTTCAACTTCGTATTGGACTCGGTTATGTTCACGTTCCGATATTCTTTTCCAACATGATCGGTCGTGCGAAAGCTGCTCTCACCAACCCCTCCCCTGCCGTCGCCGAAGTGCAGCGCAAGGTCGCGTTCGTGCAATCCCTCCGCGCCAATGTCGAGGCGATGTGGGACGAGGCTGATAAAGAGTCGGCAACTGCACAACGTTGTGAGCGCTCCATAGCGATGAATCGAGCGATAGGGAGTGTTCTGGCTCTAGATAAAGTCCTCGACCTCATCAGCGACCTGGCGAGCGAAGGTGATCCCAATGCCAACCACTGAGAATCATTCACCAAAGAGGTTGACCCATTTTTCAACGTTCACCGGCATAGGTGGAATAGACCTCTCTGCTGAATGGGCGGGATTTGAAACAGTCGGGCAGTGTGAGATTGACCCGTTCTGCCAGAAAGTGTTAGCCAAACACTGGCCCGACGTGTCGAGATGGAGTGATATTCATGAAGTTACAGGAGAGTCTGTTCGGAGAAGAGGAATCCAGGGAATCACGCTGCTCTCGGGCGGGTTCCCCTGTCAGGACATTAGCATCGCAGGGAAAGGCGCCGGACTCGACGGGGAACGCTCAGGACTGTGGTTTGAGATGTTCAGAGTCATACGAGAGTTACAGCCAGTTTGGGTTATTGCTGAGAACGTTGGTGAGCTCGTGCGTAGAGGACTTGACAGGGTTCTCGACGGGTTGGAGGATGCGGGTTACCAAGGGTGGCCATTCTTGTTGGAAGCTGCTGACGTGGGGGCGTGGCACAAGAGAGAGAGAATCTTCATTGTTGCCCACTCTTGTAAGATTCGACAAATACAACGTGTCGAATCCACGAGCAGATTCGAATCTAGACAGGGGGGGGGGGCGGCACTCAGTATCACTAACTCACATTCTGCACCACGATGCCAGGCACAGGCTGATACCAACTCTCAGAAAGTCTGTAGGCACAGACGGAGTTTGCTGGAAACGTGCCAGGGCGGGTCAACACCGTGGGCAGATAGAGGATTTTTTGGCCTGCGAATTTCTAAAGGAAGGCAATCAGGAGTTGAGCGGTTTGACTCTGAACCCGCAGTGGTGCGAATGGTTCATGGGTTTCCCGGATGCGTGGACCGAATTGGAGCACTCGGAAACGCCGTAGTGCCCCAGCAGGTCTACCCGATACTTGCGGCAATCGCAGAAATCGAGAGTATGAATCAATGGCTGTGGACTCAATGCCAACCCTCACTGAGATCATCGCACGCATAGAGCGGTGTAAGAACTGCTTACTCGCGCTCAACGACTGCTGCACGCACAAGAAGTCAACCGCTTGGGAGCAGGGACTGAGTGCTGATTTTGGACACCACTGCTGGGTGTGGATGGTGGGGAAGTGCCCGGAGAGAAGGACTAACTAGCGATGCTATTCTTGGTTTCGGGGCCGCAGGGATGGGAGGACGTGCCTAACGTCGGGTGGTTCACGAACCCAGTGAGCCGCAATTCAATCGAGTGGATGGCTACAAGTGGACGACCGTGGGCGGCTGACAACGGTTGCTTCACCTGTCTTGACCGAGAGGCGTTCATGAGACTCCTAATGCGGGTGCGTGGTAAGCCTAACCTGCTATTCGTGGTCGCACCCGATGTTGTCGCCGATGCCAAGGCTACACTCAAGCGCTTTGAAATATGGGAGCCTGCGATGCACTATCTGGGTTTACCCGTCGCATTTGTCGGACAGGACGGGCAGGAGGACTTGCCCGTTCCTTGGGGCAGGTTTGAGGCGTTCTTTGTAGGAGGCTCAACAGAGTGGAAGCTGGGACGTGCGGCAGTTGCACTTGTGCAGGAAGCTAAAGCCCGCGAAAAGTGGGTTCACATGGGGCGGGTCAACTCAATCAAGAGGATTACCTACGCCGCTAACATTGGGTGTGATTCGGTTGACGGGTGGCAGTGGAGCGCGTTCCGGGATGCGTACAGACCGCTTGCAATCAAGGCACTTACCGCTAGACAGTATGGATTCAGGGAGTTGCTACTATGACACACAAGCTTGTAATGATAAGGATAGATGGGCCGGGATTGTGTGTGCCCGTCCTTACAGTGGAGGGAAGCAATATGGATTCATTCGTTCACGCTCTGGCTTTTGGATATGCGTCAAGCCACGCCACGGCGAAAGAGATTGTGAGGATTGCGCATGACATCCCGGCTGAGGCCGGGGGAGAGGATGAGTAGATGAAAACAACGTCTTGGAAGTCGATAGCTCGCTGTAGACACTGTGGGTACGAGTCAATATGGATGCAGTTTACAGCATATGACCAAGTATGCCCCCAGTGTGGAGCCGATGCCGGATCGTTCAATAGAAACGAAGTATGGCAGGAGGTAATACGCCGATTCGTTTGGGTTGAGGATCACCCTGGCCGTAGGTGGTGGCAATTCTGGCTGTGTGGTGGCGAGTGGAAAGAGGAAACAAAGTGAACCATTCGCCATTTCCGAACAACCGATCCGTCAAGCAATCCTTGACAGTTGAAATGGGGTGATGTCTTGTGGAATGAAAAGACCGCCGAAGAACTGGCGGCAATGAGCAACAAAGAACTTTCCGACCATCTTCTAGCGCTGTCAGAAGAACATTACTATGCGGGATACTGCCTCTACGATGTCGTGATGATAGAGGCAGCTAGTAGGCTTACAAATAGGCAAGGCAAAGATCAGCAACGACGCCCCGGCGATGACCGGGGCTGATATTCGAGATTATAACAATTCGTTCACGATAAGGAAGGAATGAGGATGCGAGCACTCAGCCTTGATATACTACACGATGTTGCGGCACCACAGCTACCGCACAATCCACGGCGCGTTAGTTGCGTCCACGACGGTGGCCCATTCGAGCAATTGCTATGGATGGAGATCAGGCGTATGGAGAAAGCGGTCAAGATGACGCTCTGGCAAGCCACTGTGTGGGAGTGGTGGTTGCGAGGAGTAAGTGTGCCCGAAATCGCTTTTGCATTTGCTAAGGATCGGTCAACCATACGTCAGCATCTCAAGATAGCACAGGCGAAAGCGGCTAGAGTCAAGGTGAGGGGTGTTCTCACCGTGATGATCGAGGAATGCGGAATCAAGGCTACCAGGGAGCTCCTATCTGAGCGAGCAGACATAAACACCCCCAAGCACGAATTGGCAGACGAAAGTTGGCAGATTGCGCTTGAAAAAAAGTTATTGCCAGAGTCTCAGAGGGAGCGTGTCAATCGTGGAAAGAGCTCAGGAATACCCCCCAAAATCGGTGTTTGAGTGCTTATTATAGAAGGGAATGTTTTCTCTTCGAGATTTTTGACACTCCCCCAGCCGGAGGGGCCTTGTAGGATAGTCCGGCCCGTATCTCCTTTCGTCCTCCCGTATGTGCTGTAACACGCTTTGCAGGCCCGTGCGCTGGCATCCCCTCAGGCGCTACGGGCCTGCACCCTTTTCAAATGATATCTCGAGTATGGTGAAGTGAAATGTGCTCTTCAAAACTGACACCTAGAAAAAAAGAACGGTTTCTTGAGCACCTTGCCTTGACTGGGAACGTCAGCAAATCGGCTGAATATGCGTCTACTGCTCGCCCATTTGTATATGAGCTGAAGCGGTCTGATCCTGCGTTTGCTGCTGCCTGGGATGATGCACTCCTTCAGTATGCCGAGCGACTTGAAGACGAAGCGGACCGCCGCGCTGTGGAGGGATGCGTTCGCAAGAAGTTTGACAAGGGCATTCCTGTCATTGATCCTGTAACTAACGTGCAATATGAAGAGCGCGAATACTCAGACACCCTTCTTATCTTCAGGTTGAAAGCCCTTAAGCCCGATGTCTATGCCGAGCGCTCCAAGAACGAACACACCGGCAAGGATGGCGGAGCAATCGAGATAAGCGGCTTTGGCGCGGCCTTAGCTGAGGCTATCAATGCAATCATTCCCGACAAGCCAAGTGCAACAGCTCGCGACTCTGCTGAGCGCCCTTCGGGATGACCCCTGCAGGTTTGTTTACCAGATGTTTCGGGCCGAGCCCGACCCCTGGCAAGCGGAGTCGCTTAATGCTCTTGCCCGTGGTGAGAACGCTTCAACGAGGTCGGGCCACGGCGTAGGCAAAACCGCAGCGCTTGCGTGGACGGTGCTATGGTTCCTAGCAACCCGGCCATACTGCAAGATACCCTGCACAGCCCCGACTCAGCACCAGCTCCACGACCTGCTATGGGCCGAGATCAGCCTGTGGCTCGGGCGAAGCCCGATACTATCCAAGATCGTCAACTGGACTGCAACGCGGGTTGGGATCGTCGGTGCCGAAGAGACGTGGTTTGCTGTTGCCCGATCGTGTGCCAAACCCGAGAACCTTGCAGGCTTCCACGCTGACCACCTGCTCTACGTGGTTGATGAAGCCTCGGGCGTTCCCGATGAGATTATGGCGACCGTCGACGGGGCGCTCACAGGTGAAAACTCGCAGATCATAATGGCTGGCAACCCGACCAGGCTCTCGGGCTACTTCTACGATTCGCACCACAAAGCTAGGAGCTTGTGGCACACCATTCACGTAAGCTCTGAGAACTCGCCCAGGGTTACCGAGAAGTATGCCGCGGAGATGGCTACCAAGTGGGGCCGCGATTCAGACGTCTACCGCGTGCGCGTTCTTGGTGACTTCCCGAGCGCTGAATCAAACAGCTTTATCCCGCTCGACATAGTAGAGGCCGCAGCCGCCCGTTGGCACGATGGAAGCGAGCAGGATGGAGTTCGAGAGCTCGGGGTTGATGTAGCTCGCTTTGGCGACGACAAGACAGTCTTCGCGCTACGCTGTGGAAGTCGGGTTGAAAAGCTCGTTGGCTATCACGGACTGCCGACCACTGAAACCGCAGGCATTGCCTGGCGAATGGCGATTGATAACCGCGTAACCGCGATCAAGGTTGACGATACCGGGGTCGGGGGCGGTGTGACGGATATCCTTCAGGACAACTCAAGTCAGATGCTCTCCGATATCGCGATCATCCCCTGCAACTTTGGGGGCGAAGGTGATGAATACTACCACAACTCGTCGGGCGTATGGTGGGGTGCGCTCAAGGATATGCTCCTTCGCGGTGAGCTTGAGATTCCCGACAATGAGGACCTGATTGCGCAGCTTTCAACCCGCCACTACTCAATGACCGTCAAGGGCAAGATAGCGCTCGAGCGCAAAGAAGATATGAAGAAGCGGGGCTTGCCTTCTCCTGATGAAGCGGACGCGGTTGCGCTTGCTTTTGCACAAGGGGGCGACCCTGCAGGCCTTACTTTCCGCGGAGCCGGAGTTACTCGTGACAGTTACAAGGACTGGTAATTGAGAATCCCATTTTTCCCCAGACAACCAAAGAGCGCGCCGCAGGCGCAGGGCGCGCCTGATATGGGCGAAGTTGCACGCATCGCATCGTTGATGCAGGTATGGGCATGGCGGTGGGGGAACGCAAACCCCGACGTTGACAAGGTGCTCGCATCCAAGGGCATTATGCTCTACACCCGCGATATGATGGCCGATGATCAGGTCAAGGCCTGCGTGCAGATCAAGAAGCTCGGGGTTGTGATCGGCGGGTGGGCTGTGCAGCCTGCAGTTGGAGAAGGCGAAGACGGCTACGAAGAGGCTCTTGAGATTGCCGACTTCGTCGAGCGTCAACTTCTCGAGATGCAGGGCTCGGTTGAGTCAATCCTGATGAACATTGCTCACGCAATCGTTGGAGGATTCAGTGTTCAGGAAGTCAACTGGCGATACATTGAGCGTGGACCCGACGCTGGCAAGATCGGGATTGCGTCGATCAAGCCTAAGCCCGTTTCTACGATCACGTTTGATATGGACGAGTTCGGCAACGTCAACAGCCTCTTGCAGACAATCGACACGAGCCGTGAAACCCCTGTTCCGCTTGAAAAAGTGCTTCTTTATACCTACGACCCTCAGGCAACGGGGCTTCCCCAAGGGGTGAGCGATCTTCGGGCGGCATACCGGCACTACTGGCGCAAGGAAGCTATGCTCAGGTGGAGTGCCGTTGCAGCTGAGAAGTTTGCAGCCCCTACCCCGCTTGGCAAGTATGATCGAAGCTTGCCTAAGAAGCAGCAGGATGACCTCTTGAAGGCGCTCCAGAGCTTCCACACCGACACGGCTATCATAGTGCCGAACACGGTTGAAGTCGAGCTCCTTACCCCGAAGACCGGCAGCGTAATGGCACCTTACGACTCCTCCATTGAGGCGTGCAACAAGGGTATCGCCAAGGCGATATTCGGCCAGACATTGGCGACCGATGAGGGAACGGATGGGGCCGGAAGTTACGCTCAGGCGAAGATCCACCGCGGCATACTCGGGATGTTCCTTGATTCGCTCAGGAAAGAGATTGCCGAGCAGGTGTTGAAAGAGCAGCTTGTAAAGCGGCTGGTCAACTACAACTTCGCAACCGATCTTTACCCGGATATCGTCCTTGCCCCGCCTGATGAGCGGGATTTGGCCGCCCTTGCCGAGATTATGGACAAGATGCTGACGCAGGGCGTTATTCACAAGTCTGAGCCCTGGATCAGGGAAGACCTTGGAATGCCTCCGATGCCGGAGGAGATTGCGCGGGCTATTGAGGAAGAGGAAGCCAAGGCCGAAGAAGAGAAAGCGGCGCAACTCGAGGCGCTGAAAAATGGCAGGGATGGTGGTTCAGGCAAGCAGCCTGAAGATGAGGTATAATGCCGGAATGACCATCACACGTTCCGAAATCGTCAATTTCGCTGCCAAAAGCTCAGTTGCCCGCAAGGTCGCAAGCCAGCGTGGAAGCCAGACTCGCCGGTCCAACAAGTGGCGCGACTACTACGAGAAGCAAAACGAGGAAGTGCGGGCCGTCAGCCGGGAAGCTGTCGAGGCAGCCTGTGATGAAGCGTTCCGTGGGCTTCACGGGCAGGTCAAGGCGCGCGTTGAGCTCCACGCTCAGGCGCTTTCGTTTGGCAAGATTACGCCCGAAGAGTTCGAGAAGGCTATGCGCAAGGAGATGCGCGAAGCCTACGATTCAGCGGCGCGGTTCGGCAAAGCCAAAGCGCGAGGCAAGTTTGAGTCACTTTCCGCGGCTGATGTGCGGGCAGTGGATAAGGAGCGGCGCGAAGACTACAAGTTCCTAAAAGAGTTTGTTGCCGATGTCCGCGGCAAGTATGCCGAGCTTTCACCAGAAGAGCGCGATGCTCGTATCAGGTGGCGGGCTCAGATGTATGCCGACGCGCTCCAGGGCGAAATGAATGATTCTTGGGCCGCTCATATGCCCGCTGGCACCAAGTTTGACTGGGTTATGAGCCCTGCAGAGCACTGCATCACCTGCCGGGAAGAGTCGGCAAAGTCAGCGCTTACATACAAGGAGCGTGGACGTGTTCCCGGTGACGGTTCTACCAAGTGCAAGACCAACTGCAAGTGTCACTTGCGCGCAAAGGTGAAGGGCAAGGAGCGCTGGGGTGCCCCGGCAGTTGATCCAAGCGTCTACAAGGTGCCGAAGGGTGAAGAGCAGCCAGTAGTAGAGTAGTGGGGATTCAGTATGAGCATTGAGCAGATCGTGTGTCTAGTGACCTTTGTTGGCTTTATGGTTCATGTCATCGTGATGGTTATTCACATTGAGGTTACGAGCAAACGATGCGAAAAAGAAAATGAGCGTATAGAAGCCGCCTGGTGGAAGGCCAAGGCTGAATGGAAACCTGGTGACCCGCCAGTGCCGCCATCTAATCGAATGATCATGCGCTAGTTAGTTTCATATAGTTTGAATCGAGCACAAGGCTCCTGCA